CGCAAATAGTTCAGGCTCGGTTACCAACCAGGCCATTCAGGTATTACAAGGACCATATATAACCAATCAATATGGTGGTGGTATCGCATGTCAAGGACCTACTGCTAATATCACACCGTTCATCACTCATGCTCGTAATGAGAAGGATCCATTTGAGACACACTACATGGAACCTCAGTATGACAACAGAGATTTTGAAGGTCAATTAGTAGAAACTCAAAAGGTAGTAAAGAACTGGCCGTGGGAATCTTGGTATGATGATAGAACATATACTAATTCAGATGGTGAAACTGTTCGCGCATTTGAAGATGGTCAAGATATGACCATTAGAACAATGGAAATGATGGGTGATGGTGTGCCCGATAATCCAGGAGCAGAACTCTGGCAGAAACCAGTAAGAACTGGTGACACTAGAAATTACAGCACAAGCGTTGGATTGTCTGCAACACTTTCCTTTCCACTTGATGGTGGACTACAAGAACGTTGTAAGGCAGCAGCAGATACACAGATTGCTTTACAGGGTCAGATGCTTGCTAACAAAAGATTAGACTTTGAGATCGCAAGACTTAAGAATTGTGGTGAACTAATGCAGAGAGGAATCAGTTTCCATCCCAGGAGTCCTTATTTTAAAGTGTGTGCTGACGTAGTAGTTCAAAATGTCAATACCGTCAAGCAACACCGACATTCTATCCCTTCGGTTTCAGTGCCGAACGTAGAATCTTTATCGCCCGGTTCCTATCCCGTTGCTCCGCCTTCCTCTCAGCAGCAGAAAGTATCGGGGGTTTCTTACCCCGTAAGGCAGCAATCTTCTTTACCACTTTCTTCGTCACAGGTTTCACCACTTTTAACAAAAGGTCAGCAAGAGGTTTTGCAAGCAGTGCCGAGGTCGTTGCCACCACAGCAATAGATGCAGTAACAGTGACAGCACCTGGTGATGGTAAGTTGGCAATAATCTGATCTGGAATATTTAAATTATCAAATACAGGGAGACATTCTTTTCCTACTGTCTCATACCTGACTATCTTTTTATTATTTTCTAATACTTTTCCTACAGGGTTCTTTAACTGCTGCTCTCTTGTAGGACACTCTGCTTTTGCAGCATCGGTTTTAGGTGCTGGTGGTGCTTCAGGAGCTGGTGGAGTATCCTTTTCTGTCTCAGGAGATTTGATTGGTGGAGCTGGTGGTGCCTCTGTTGTCAACTCCAACTTATTCGGGTCATAATCAATGGGATAAAAATTAGGAGTTCCAGCATCACAGAATGTCTGGACACCATCTTTATCTTCATCCTTCAGTGTTTGATTCTCACCACTATCCCTATGAGACTCAACACATCCAGGTATATTAACAATAGGAACACCCACCTGTGTAGTCACGGGTGGGTAAACTGGTAATGCCTGTGGAGGATTAACCATCCAATCAGGCATTACATTAACATTTAAATTACCAATTTGAGTAATTCCAACATCAATATCACCTAATCGTATTTCTGGAATCATTACTCAACCAGAGTACCATGTGCTCTCCTAATTTCCCTAAGTGCTTCAAGGTTCATATCTTTAGTGCCACCATCATATGCGTGAGCATATCCTTCTTCAATCATTTGCTCGTTGAGTGACACTGTGTCATCCCCGATGTATAACCAACCCAGAAGACGCCCATACTTCCCAGTACCGCCAACAAGTTCAGTCCTAACAGACAACTCATCATCACCAGCCAACGTACCTTCCAGTTTTTCTTTGAGCCAGTTGGTTGCGTCGATTCCAAGAGCCTTCTCCTCTAAGTTCTTCGTCCTTTTTTCTGGCGTATCAACTCCAGCAACTCTAACTCTTTCTTTCTTGTATAAATCAAACCCGAGATCAATAGTGACATCGATAGTATCGCCATCAAGAACACGATTAATCTCCGTTACTCGGAAGTTGTAGCAGGACTTCCTGCTCGGCGGGGTCATTGCTCCCATTGGTTCCACTCCATTAGTGCTTTATCTATGACTTCATCTGGTCCAAAAAATTTTTGATCGAATTCATATTGCATAATCTTATGAGCGAAGACTCCGATTGCTCGGTCTTCCTCCTCAAAGAGTTCTTTAGACTCTACTGATACTGCTACACCTATAATAAATGTTGCCGCTGCGATTACAGCACCAGCACCAGCAACCCAACGTTCTAACGTACGGATACGATCACGAAGTTTTTCTATTTCTTCGTTCGTATCATCAACACGTTTATGAACCATTTCAATGCGGCGAATAGAATTATCTAGAGTGCTGTCCATTACAGCAATCTTTGTATCCTGCTCTGCATCTTTATTTGTAAGGTCACTCATCTTCCAATTCATCGAAAGCCATACGCATTATATAGACGATATAGTATGTAACACCAGCAAGAAGTATGATTAAGGAAATAATTACACTCCAAACAGGATCAACAACATTATCAAGAGGACGAAGAATTAAATTCATTAGCAATCATTAAATACACTACCAACTGTAGACCCAACACTAGAACCTACTCTACCACCTAAAAGTGATACCCAACCAGCCGCCAACCATCCAACATATGGAATGCCAATCACAGCAGGAACACCAACTCCAGCAGCAATACTAGTTCCTGCCATCGCACCTTGTGACCGTGCGCCAGCGTCCGCCACTAAACACTCTTCTTCTTTTGCAGTCAACTTTCCCTCGCCGTCTCCTCCAACACCTCCTAGATTTCTAGTGCCGTCCATAGTGAATTGATCTTTACGCCATTCACGGCGACTCTCTGTGCCACCACCAAAGAATCCTTTCTTATTCTTATCTGAAGATAACGACCTTTGCGATTCTAAGATAGCAGGATCGTTTGCTTTATATTCTATTGTATATCCATCTTTTCCTGCTTCTACTTTATATGAAGAATAATCACCCGCAGGAAAGTTGATGACTGGATATTGTGGTCCTTTTGATTTTATTAAATGACCGAGTGCTCCAATATGTGCGAAGGCAATAACGCCACCGATACTAAGAGCACACAATTTAAAAGTAGAGTTTGCCATGTTTACATTTTGTAAGGGGGTTGATCGGAATCGGTTACGATTTTGATTGGTCCTTGCTCGACTCTAATAGTCTGAGATGGTGCAGTCTGGGATGCAGCAGCAATCAATCTTTCCATGTCTGCTTTGGTAATACCACTACCACCATTTGAAGATCCATTACCATTCCCATTGCCTGCTTTCTTTGCTGCCTGGACACCAAAAGTCGCAAGCACCCCGGTAAAGACACTTGCGATAAAAGTTGGATCTAGTTTTTGCTCTGGTATACCGAGTACGGGTGGTAGTTGAATGTACGCCAGCGTGAGTATTCCCCCAGACCAGACAAGAATACCAAGGCGAACAAAGGTAGAAAGAATATCAAGTTGCTCTTCTTTATCATTTGAAGCTTCCTTTATCTTTCCAATGATACCTTTCTTTTTAACATCTTCCTTCTTAATTTCTTCTGGCATTCCATATGGAGCAACGCATTTCTATTTAGAAATGTATCCTTCTTTGACTAACCATTCACGGGTCATTGGAGTAGGATCATAATCAGACCACATAGTTCCTGCAGCACAAGATTGAAGTGCTTTCATTGTCATACCTTCAGTTTTACCTGCCCAGGTTGCTTCTTTCTCCCAAGGAATAGCAGAGGGTTGTAATACATATGCTCTCCGTGCCATCTCTTGCCACATCTCAGGAACAGAATCCTCAGGCATAATGATGGCAATCATACTATTATCGATGGTGCCTGCCATGCAGTCTTGTGCAGCGTGCCATCCTTCATGACGCATTACACTCATCAATACATGAGGACGCTTCATGAACGTTTTGTTCAGAAAGAAGTTATTACTTACCGTATGATACACACCACGGTGTCCAACTGGGAAATATTTTTCATCTGCTAGAAACACGTTAACTCCGACCTGGTTAAGGGCGACAAGCATATTGTTGAATTCGTTTGCAACAGAATAAAAATCATCAGTATTAGGATACTCACTAGAGATATCCAAAACACTAAAGACTTGTTTGACTTCATCAGTACACTCTCTGAGTAACATGCACCCCATTGAATGATTAGTATAGTAATCATTCTCGTCAATTGGATCAGCGAGTACTGGAGCAGCAATCGATGCTGCTGCCAGCAAACCCATAATAATTTTTTTCATATCAGAAAGGAAGAGCAGGTCCAGTAGTTGTAGGAAGTGGTAGAGCACCACCAGTTGCATCAGGAAGTTCTGGCATTGCAGAATCCATCATTCCAGGAAGTGCTCCTGCAATTGCTTCTGTTGCTGCATTTGCAACTCCTTCTTTGACTTGTTCGATGATAGAATCCCGCTGAAGATAAACATATGTTCCTCCACCGATAATACCGGCAGTCCCTACAAAAGAGAGAACTGCTAAAACATTAATTACTTTTTGCATAATAA